ATGGATGGAAGACTTCATGAAAAAAGTTGAGGAATGGCAAAAAACGGGGGCATTAGACCCTGATAAATTAAAAGGAACTGCTGAAGGGCTGGTAAAAGCGGCCGAAATAGGAATGCGTGGTATTGCGGGAGTGAAAGGTGCAACATGGGGAGCTTCACTGGGAACGGCAATAGGCGGACCAGTAGGAACGGCAGTAGGTGCGGCGATAGGTGGTGCAATAGGTTATTTTTCGCCGGATATAGTGAAAAAACTGATTGAACCTAAAAACGAAAAACTGGAAAAGGAAAAACGGGATGCGATAAATAAGGCATTTGACGTTTCTTCAAATACGAACCGGTACATGAAAGGCAGTGGTTACAGTTACATGGGTCACAATGTGGATCTGAGGACAGATGCGGAGAAAAAAGAAGATGCAAGAGTTGCAAGGCAGAAGGAATATGCAAGGAAATCATACGAGGCCATGCCGGTAATAACGTTGGATGTGAGGGCGATACAACAGCAACTTGGAATATTATCGCAACAGAACATGGGGATTACTCAGCAGGATAAAACAGCACAGTTAACAAGTGCGATTACCCAGCTCCTGTCTAAACAGCAGAACAGCAATCCTTTACAGCCACTGGACACTACAGCTATAACCAATGCCCTCAGTACCGGGTTAAGTCCTTTAAATGGACTACCTAATCTTTTAAATAACAGATTAAATATGATGCAACCACAACAGCTGATACCCCAACCAGTATCTGTAGAGCAAATTATTAATCATGAAGCTAATGCACAAATAGCGGCACAATTATCAAACATAACCATAAATGATACAGCTAAAATTGAGAGTATAGCTAAGCAGATAGCTGAAAAAGTCAGTCAGAATACATATAACACCATGATGTCAAACTTACGTGCACAGATTCAGGCGTCGCAATAAATCAGGAAAGGAATTTTAAAAGTTATGAGACCGATATTCATGTTGCTGTACGATACAGATCCGTTTATTTTTACAATACCCCCTTTAGATTTTAAGATTACAGGCAGCCAGAACAGTGAGGTTGTAAAGATTTTAGATGCCGGGGAAGTGGCATTGATAGGGGAAAAGAATATAAAAAAAGTAAGTTTTTCCACATTTTTACCCGCCAAAAAATCTAAGTTTTACAACATGCTATTCAACCGGCATTCCCCCATGAGCGGTATAAAGAAGCTGGAGAAGTATAAGGATAATAAAGAGGTTCTGACCTTAATAGTTCCTAACTACAGCATTTATTTTAAATGCCATATCGAACAGCTGGATTATGAAATAAAGGAAAGGACGGGAGATGTCGATATTTCGCTCAGTCTGATAGAGGCAAGGAAACAGACAAGACTAATCGATGACGTTAATGAGCTTTACGAGAGGCATACAGGGAGAACTTCGCCGATTAAAGAGTATCAGCTGGAAGAGAGGTTCGAAAATATTAAGTCCAGCTTGAAGGATAAAATAAAAGGAAAAATTGACAGCCTGATAAATTCTAAAAAATAAAAAGGATTGGGAAAAATGCTGAAGATAGTTGTTAATAACGAAGAACATATTAAAAAGTTTGAAAGAATAACTTGGAAAGGCGGAATAAACGGCACTTCGCGGACATTGGAAGTGAGATATTTAGATGACAACACAATTGCTAAGCTGGGTGATAAGGTAGAGTTTTACGTTGATGAGGATAAACTGTTTATCGGTAAAGTTTTTTCTGTAGAAGTGACCGGACAGAGTCAAATCAAAACTTTCAGCTGTTTTGACAACTCCATATACCTGAATAAAAACTATTTTGTGAAAAACTTCAATAGGAAAAAGCCATCGCAGATATTAAAAGAGATCTGCGGAGAACTGAAACTGGAAGTGGGAAATTTACCGAAAGATATAGTTGACTGCACATATCCCGCGGTTAACCGTAGTGGGTATCAGATAATCCTGAACGCATATACAATACAGCACAGGAAGGATAAAAAAATATACTCGATTGTCAGCAATGACGGGAAAATAGAAGTGATAGAACAGGGAGCGATGGCCGATGTGCTGTTACATTCCGAACAGGATATAAAAAGCTCCAAGTATGGTGAAGACATCGAGAAAATGGTGAACCAGATTGTCATATACAAAACTGAAAAAGAAAAGTCGCAGATAGTTGATAAGGTGGAAAATAAAGAAGACAAGGAGAAATATGGTTTATTTCAGAAAGTGATGCAGTACGACAAGGACAGGGATAACATCAGTAACGCTAAGGAAATGTTGAAAAGCGTTGAAAAAACAGGAAACATAACCTGTCTCGGTAATGTTCTGATTCAGAGCGGCTATTCGATTGGAATTCATGAGCCACACACAAACCTTGTCGGCAGTTTTTTAGTAAAAAATGACACGCATATCTGGGAAAATGATGTGTATTACTGTGATGTGGAGCTGGCTTTTGAGAATGTGATGGATAAAACTGAATTTGAAGACAAGCCGAAATCCAAAAAATCTAAAAATAAAAAAACTAAAAAAGAAAAAGCAGGAAAAAAGGCAGGTGGTAAATAATGAGCATGTTTGAGATTCTAAATGATATGATAGACACTGGAGTGCAACAGCAGGCGAACAATTTTATAAGGGCAAGTGTTAGCAGTCCACCACCTGAACTGAAAATAAAATTTGATAATGTGGAAGTACCTTCGGAGCAGATATACTGCTCTAATTTTTTATTACCGCGTTACCACAGACTTTACAGGATAGATGGTGTGATTGACGAAATAGCTATTGATGCAACTACCCAAACATCGGTTGCTAACGGACCGGCTCAACATACTCATGCTCATTCAACTGTTAAGGGTTCGGGAACATATAAAAGTCACAAGGATATGTGGTTTGAGGATACCTTAAAAGTTGGGGATGAAGTGCTGGTACTGATATTAGGTATACACTATGTGGTAGTCAGTAAAATTGTAAAAATGCCAAGCAACGCAATAGAAGGGGTGTGATTATGGATTTTGAAAAGCTGTTTTTAAAACAGAACGAAAAAAAAGAAAAAAAGGAATTACCTCCGTTTAAAGAATATGCGATTAATTTTGATACGCTGGAGCCTTTGAAAAACGGGGATAGACTTGTTGAACTGACAAAAAATGATGCACTTAAGGTATGGATATTCAAAGCACTTAAAACAAGAAGAAATTTTTATGGAATACACTCTGACAGCTACGGAAATAACCTGGATGTGCATATAGGTACGATATATCAGGAAAGTGTGAAAAATGCCCTGATTACTTCGGAAATCAAAGATTGCCTGTTGGTCAACCCATATATTTTGGACTGTTATAATTTTGATTTGAACTACAACAGTGATGACAATCACCTGGAAGTATCTTTTAACATATCTACTGTCTATGGAGAGAGCGAGGTGAACTACATTGAATAAAATAGAAGCTAGGAATACTTTTTTAGCCAACCTGGAAAATAATTTTTCAAAAATAGAAGGGTCTTTTAATTTCGACATAGCGAGTGCTTACGGAATAGAAGCAGAGAGCATATATAAGTCGCTGGAATACTGGGTCAATCAAACTTTTATCGATACGGCGACGGAAGACGAGTTCATAGACTATCACGCAATGCTTTTTGGTGTGACCAGAAAACAGGGAACTAAAGCGAGAGGAGAAGTGCTGATAACAGGAAAAGCCGATACAACGATACCCGCCGGGGCGATAGTGTTGAAAACTGACAGCACTAAGTATCAGCTGCTCTATGATACAACCATAGCATTCAACGGGAAGGCAGTCGCTGAAGTGGAGTGCTTAGAAGTTGGAGAAGTCGGGAACTGTGCTATTGGTGAGATAGTAAATTTTGAAATAGCTAACGCTGACATCTTTACAGTAACTAATGAAAAAGCTTTTACAAACGGATATGAAAAGGAGCCCAACGACAGTTTAATAGCGAGAGCGAAGGAAAGGATATTAAAACCTGCACATAGCGGTAATATATATGACTATGAAAAATGGGCAAAAGAAATAGACGGAGTAGGAAAAGTATTAGTAGAACCACTATGGAACGGGAACGGGACGGTAAGAGTCAGAATCTCAAACTATAATAACACTTTGGCTGATAGCGAGCTAATCAGAAAAGTGAAAAAACGGATAGAACAGATTGACGGAAGACCTGTCGGAGCTGATGTTACAGTAGCAAGTTTTGACGGCAAGAATATAGCCATATCTGTGAGTGTTATTTTAAGCCCGGGAACTAAGCTAAATACCGTAACAGATTTAATCAGCTCGAAAATAAAGCAGATGATAAAGGATAATTCGGCATTATATACACTGAATAATAAGGAAATACTATCTATTAACAGAGTTGAAAAAATAGCTTTATCTATTGACGGAGTTGAGGACTGTAAAGTACTGATAAACAATGACAGCAAAAACATTACAGTGGACAGCAACGAGATATTAATAGTGACTGGAGTTGTTATCAATGAACAGTAGAATAAAGGTAATTTCCAAGGTTGCCAGAAACAGTTTGCAGGTAGATCTAATAAAGAGCTTAATAACAGAGGCTCAAAAAATAAGAAACGATATTGAGAAATACAGGGAGTTTATATTTTTAAACTTTTTTAATGAGGAGCAGGTACTGAAATACGAAAAATTCATGAACCTGGAAACAGATTTAAGTTTGAGCCTGCAGGACAGAAGGGAGAGAATTCTGTTCCGTCTGCTGTCAAAACGGATATTTTCCCCGGACAACTTGAAGGAACAGGCCCGAATATTTACAAATGGGGAGATTGAAGTAACTGAAGTATTTAACGAGTATTACTTTATTATAAAATTTACAAGCATATACGGAATTCCGCCCAACTTAAATAATTTTATCAATTTCATAGAACTGAATAAACCTGCCCATTTAGGTTATAAAATAGTTTACAGTTACATGACCTGGGACGAATTTGACAGATATAACAAGACTTGGGACATGTGGGACGGTTTAAATTTAAATTGGGAAGATAGAGAAAAATATAAGGAGTAGGAGGTAAAAAATGCCAGCACAGAAAAAAACAACACTGGGCCTTAATCAATGGATAGGAAGCGAATATCCAAAACGGATAGATTTTGTTGAGGACAACAAAATAATAAATGATGAACTTGAAAATAGAGTGAAATACACCGACCTTGCGGAAGAAAATAAAGCTGGAATAATAACATATGCAAAAATTAAAGAAATCGTACCTAGGCCTGATTTATCGCCGTATATACCGTTCTCAAAAGGATACAGAAATTCAAATAATTCCGACTGGGTAGTAAGAACTAACGGAACGGATACATGGATATCTAATCATTTATATATGTACAGTTCTGCTGGGGCATATACAGGAGGATTTCATACAAATGGCGGACGTGCATATTATAAAGTTCCTGGGCGAAATGGAGACAACTGGTGTGAAATAATGGATCACATAGATATGGCTGTACGGGATAACAGAATGAACGGGATGGATGCTGACAGGGTAGATTTAAGAGGTCACATAAATAGACTGTGGGCTGCAAGAGATACAGACACTGTTCTAAATATACGGCTTGCTGGATATATTCAAGCTGAAGTTCAAAGAAACGAAATGAGAGAAAGGAACGGATATGTCGTGACAGGCGGAATCAACGACGACAGGAACTTCACACTGGACTATTTACAGTTTAGAGCTTTGCAGATGTACAGAGCTGGAAACTGGGTAAATGTACCTTTTGTGTAGAGGATAGGAGGTAAAATGAAATTTGAAGTAAATGAAGTTAAAATAATCGAAGAGGAAGACGGATTTAAGTATTATGGTATCTTTAACAAGGACAATAAGGACTGGTACGAGGAGCTTAAGAAATTTGACAAAGATACATTGAAAGTCATGTATAACAAAGATACACATCTAGTGTTGAGTACAAATCAGGATGCAACTATGATAGCTCCCACAATGGCTGGAGATGTAGTGGAAGAAATAGAATATCAGGAAGTTGAAATAGCCCCTGACAACTATTTTGTAGCTGGGAAAATTGTAAAGCTGAAAGAGTGTGAAACAATAAAAGATGGAAAGATTGTATTTAATAGAGATTTTAAGATTGAGCAAATAAAGAAAGAATTATCTGAATTAAAGGTTGAATACTCAGAAAAAGAATTTTTGTATAAAGGGAAATATTT